CCATTGAACATGATGCGTGGGATGCTTCTCAGATCGTCACCCTGTTGAAAAGCAAAACCAGACTCGTTGAGCAGATTGATGACAAGACGGGGAAGGGCAGTGGTGAGTTCAAGGTGGTGGTTGATTTCCAGGATAAGGATGAAACCACGGGTCAAGATATTATGACCACCAAGACTCCAGTGGAAGCAGTAAAGCGTATGACGGAGGTTCAGGCGTCACAGAATCTCTTCCGCAAGAATGTTGTCTCTGGTGTTGGTGGCAATTCGGCTATCGGTGGCCTTACACCGGGTTCCAACGGCAAGATTGATCCACGTAATCTTACGCCGGATCAATATCTGAAGATTCGAGCAGAACACCCTGAGTTGCTTGGTCTTCGGCCAAAAGGTCGTCGTTAATCGTCAGGGGTTGTGAAATGTGTTCAACAATGATTTGTCCAACGGAGACAACCCAATGAGTCTTTTGTATCTGTCGGTAGCCGTTTTCCCGTGCTACGCGAACGACAATGATGCTTACGTCCCGGAGATGTGGGCCAACGAAGGTCTGGCTATTCTCGAAGAGAATATGGTCATGGCTCGTATGGTCTATCGTGATTTCGAGAATGAGGTTCGGAATTACGGCGACGTGGTCAACACCCGCCGGCCGGGAACCTTCGCTATTCGCCGCAAGGTCGATGGCGATACCCTGGTTCAGCAAGACGCCAACGCTACAAACGTCCGCGTCCCCCTGGATCAGTGGTTCTACAACAGCTTCACCATCAAGGATGGCGAAGCGAGTCTGTCCTTCCAGGACCTGGTGGACATCTACCTGGTTCCGGGTATGCAGACGATTGCCCGCTCGGTGGATCGAGCCATCATCGGCCGGATTCACGAGTATCTCACGGGCAGCGCCAATCGGGCTGGTAAGCTCGGTGGTCTGACAAGCACGAACAGCCACGAGTATGTGCTGGAAGCTCGTCAGATTCTCAATACGAACAAGGCTCCGATGCAAGGTCGGAATCTCGTTCTGTCGCCCGCGAGCGAAACCTCGCTGCTTCAGAACACCATGTTCATCAAGGCCAACGAGCGCGGCGATGGCGGCAACGCTCTTGAGAATGCGACCCTTGGTCGGATTCTCGGGTTCGGCACAGTCCTGGATCAGAATGTGAACTGCGTCACCAGTGGCGCTGACACGGTTGCTGGCACTATCACGAACGCGGCTGCGGCTGGCGCGAGTGGTTCTCAGGCTTGCACTGTGACTTCTTATGAGGCTAACGTGGGCGAATTCGCCACGGTTGCTGGAAACGCGCAACCCACGTATCTCACGGCTGTCACCGCGAGCACGAATACGACTGCGGTCACTATGAACGAGGCCAACAAGTATGCCACGGACGCTCTTGCGGTCCTGACGGTCTACAAGGCGTGCAACGTCACGGCCGACTACGCCCAGTATTACACGAAGGGCATCGTCCTGAGTGGGTATACGACTGGCGCGCCGGTTCAAGTTGGTCAGTTGCTGGCCTTCGGCACTGGTTCCAATCGAAGAACCTACACCGTGATCGAGTCCGAAGAGAATGATGCCGGCACAGAATGCACGGTCTACCTGGATCGGCCGCTCGAAATCGCCATTGACGGCACCCCAAGTGCTGCTCTGGCCTTCCCGGGCCCCTATGGTTCGTTCAACTGGGCGTTCCATCGGGAAGCGATTGCCCTGGTCAGCCGACCGTTGGCGATGCCGAACAACGCTCTTGGTGTTCTCACCAAGGTCGGTGTCCACAACGACGTGTCGATGAGAGTGTCGATGCAGTATGACATCAACGCGGGCGGGACAGTGGTCAACCTTGACCTGCTCTGCGGTGTTGCGATGCTGGATTCCAATCTCTGCGTGCCGCTGCTTGGCTAAGCGGTCTATATCCCACTCGCCTTACTTCGGTAGGGCGAGTGGGTTTCTTCAGCTTAGTGAAAGGACTTGTGGATGCCTATTCTTTTTGCTTCTGGAGAGTTTGCTGACGCTTTGTCGCTCATCAAACAATTCGGACCTTTCTTCTTAGCAGTTGTCTTTTTCTTATGGCGTGACTGGAGACGTGAAGATCGTTTATCCAACCGACTCGATGAGTTGGAAAACGAGCAACGTGAAGTCATTCTGCCTCTCGTCAAGGATTGCTCTGCCGTTATCGCAAAAAACACTTCTGTTATGGAGCGACTTGAACGGCGTCTTGAGTGCTAGGGTTGTATCATGCGTTCTCCCGTCAACCGAAATCTCAATCAACGAATTCGGCAAGCACTCTATCAGATGAAAAAGGACTATGGTGCTCCAATCGACATCTACAAATTGGTGTCAAGTACCACTGATCCTCGCACCGGAATTCATACTGTCTCAAAGACTGTGACGCACGTCCGGCGCGCTGTCGTATTGCCATCGAAGATCGATCGCATCGCCCAACAGACTATCTCGGTCATCTCGGCGAATAAAGAGTTCGTGACAGGTGGCCATTATGACGCCAATCAACGGGATTTCATCATTGATCGGCGAGATGTTCCGGTTCTCCCCGAACTTACGGCGGATGACTGGATTGTCTACAACAACCGCAAATATCAAGTGAAATCTGTTGAGTTATTTGAGGTCGATGCTGGCTGGATTGTCGTTGGTAGAGAGCTTGTTGGCGAGGTGCCTGAACAGATATTCGAGTTAAGGGCTGAATCTACCTTGACGCTTACTGACGCCGTTACGGTGACGTAGGAGAGACCATGGCTGCTGACCCTAATTGGGCACGGTGGATATTCCATTCCGTCGCGTACTATCTCAAAGATGTGGCCGAAGACGCCTCGCTCCAAGTGATCGTCGAAGGATTCGATCAGAGAACGGGATCGTTTGAACGTGCATCAGATCATGCGGAAATTCGCATTACCGGCCCCTTCGATCAGGAACTCTCGAAGGGCTACCATCGCATCTATGTGGATGCCAACGTCCTGCTCACTAGCCGTTATGACGGTGCTGGCAAAAATGCAGCGACATGGTTGACTTACGTCGGTCTTTTTCATGAGGCAATGTCCGGTCCCATTCCTGTGTGGAATTATGGGAACGAACCCGGCGACTACGACTCAACCGTTCCAAGCACTCAAGTGTTTCTTGGGTGCCTGATACCAAGACCGGGGAACAACAATAGTATTCGAGTCTTGCACTTTGGTCAATTAGACAAGGTTGACAAGATTAAACAGACCGCCGTGGATGCACGGTATGTCCTCTACCTCAACGAAGAATAGGAGATACGCATGGCGCGCATTGAACTTCGTGACGCCGTCATCAAGATTAAGGATGGTCTTGCTGGGACGGCGGCCGTAAACGATTCCACCATTTCGACTGGTGACACCACCCTGACGATCAACACAGTTTCTCTCAATACAGACGACACAGACTTAGTTCCCCTTGGGGCACGATTCACCATTGCTGGTGAGAGTGGGACTCCCACTCACACTGTTACCGCTCGAACGCCTGCCTCTACATCACCAACTACGGACATCACGTTCACTCCTGGCATCGCTACTGGGGTTGTGACGACCGCTGTCATCACTTTTGCTCCATGCGAAGTGGAGATCAAGGTTGGTGATGGCGACGTGACCTATACCGAAAACAGCGAATACAACTACGACCTCGATCGTGGTGATCTTGATACCGTTCGTGAGGGTGACCAGGTTCCGATAGATGTCAGTTTTGACATCGTCTACGAACATATCACCACAGGCACCAGCGAGACGATTTCTCCGATGGATGCGCTGAAGCGCAAGGGGTCTGCGGCGGATTGGGTTTCCTCGGCGACGGATAAGTGCGAACCGTATTCCGTTGATGTTGAAGTCATCCATACACCGCCTTGTGGGACCTCTCAGACAGAAACTACTATCTTCCCCGATTTTCGCAGCGAAAGCAGAGAGGTGAGTTTCTCGGACTCTGTCATTTCTATCTCTGGCCGATGTAACGCAACTGAACCGATCGTCACTCGTAGCTGATAAGGAAGACAACAATGGCTAGAATCGAATTGCGGGACTGTACCATTAAGATCAAAGATGGTCTCGCTGGTACAGCACTCGTCAATCAACCCGTAACCGCTCCGGCGGAAGACGATACGTCTCTGACGATCGATACCGTT